TATGATCTAACTAGGTATGCTTTTAATATTGCAAGCGACATGACAACAAAAACTATGACACGCAAGTGGCATATGTTTTGTGGTGGCATAAGCTTGCTTATATAAAGAAAGACTATAAAGAGTGAGCAAAGCGAACACAGATAATATGAATGATTGCTTGTACTGATTAAATTACAACAAAGAGCTTCGTGTTATAATTTAAGCCGTAATGCGTTGCTTGTAGGTGTAGTTCATCAAGATATTGTAAGCCGTAAAACAGTTGTGGCTTGTACTAAACCCTGTTGTATCTGGATTAATAATTCTAAGCCGTGAGCCTAGATTATATAGTGCAGATACAACCTCTATATTTATTATATATATATATATTATATATACTGATCTATATCTTTAGATATTACTGATACCAGTGTAGTAAATAGAAGATATTGGTAGGTATGTAGTATTACTGTAAACAGCTGTTACATAACTAATCACACCTGAGATTACTATGTTAGTATTGCATAGCAGAATATTGTACTGATATTTGTAATTACAACTGCAAAACCTGCATTGATAATAAAATCGCTACGCAAAAAGAATGCATACTGGTGTACACACAAATCTGCATATCAAGGGGAGGGGGAACAAAACTGCTGTTGCTGTGCAACAGGGACCTGTAAATCCTCTACTTTTTGTAACATTACCTTGTTAAGTAACATAACTAATACAGATTAAGAAAATGAGTAGTGAAGATTTTTTTCGTGAGATAGCTGCTGAAAATAATAAACGCAGATCTTTTATGCAGAAAGTTGGTCATAAAGTTTCGACTAAGTTAGATGACATGATGGTTAATTCTGCAATAAAGGATTATGAGAAAAAGCGTAAAAGCAAAGTAATGCCTAATAAGAGCAAGTCTAGTTCTGGATTTCAGACTAGAGGTAAACAGCAGTTATTAGAAAACCAGACAACAAGAACTACTAGATCAGGTGCAGCGTTATTAAAATCGATTAAGCGTAGGATGATGAAGGGTATTCCTGGAACCAAAAACAAGAGTTATTGACATGGCTGGACTTTACGAAAACATTCATAAAAAGCGTAAGAGAATTGAACAGGGATCTGGAGAGAAAATGAGGAAACCTGGAGAAGAAGGTGCTCCGAGTGCGAAGGATTTTAAGGATTCTGAGAAGACTGCAAAGAAGAACAGATCGGTAAAGAAGAAGATGGTAGCTTCTAAGAAGAAGAAAGGATCTGGAACTTACGCATGAGTTCGAAGAAGCAGTTAGAGATGCAGGCTAAGTTTGTTGATCTTTATTGCGAGACAGGCAATGCCAGACAATCAGCAATCGATGCTGGTTACAAGGATGGTAAATACATAAGCAACCAAGCCTGCAATTTAAAGAGGCAGTTAGCGAATCAGATACAGAAGAGAATGCTAGAGATGTTTGTAGATCATACGCCTAAAGCGTTTTCTGCAATGAAGGCATTAATGGAGGAATCTGAATCGGATACGGTGAGATATCAAGCTGCTAAAGATTTAATGGATAGAGCAGGGTTTAAGGCTACGGATAAAGTACAGATTGAAGAGGATAAGAAGGATATAAAGCAATTAGAAGCAGAGCTTGTGTCTTTAGTAGGTCGTGAGAAAGCGGATGTATTGTTAGGTAAAGAAGAACTAAAGACCAAGTCTGCGCCTTTTATTATTCCTGAGATGAAGGAAGAACCTATTGGAGCAATCAACTGATGTCTGCATGGCAAAGAAGTGAAGGCAAGTCTGAATCTGGTGGATTGAACAGAAAAGGCATTGCTTCTTACAGGAGAGAGAATCCTGGTAGCAAGCTTCAAATGGCTGTTACGGAAAAGAAACCTAAAGGTAAACGTGCAGCAAGGAGAAAGTCTTTCTGTTCTAGGATGTGCGGAATGAAGAGAAGATTAACATCTGATAAGACAGCAAGAGATCCTAATAGCAGGATTAATAAGTCATTACGAAAATGGAGATGTCGGTGTTCCTGATTGTGAGTCGTGAGGAAGCGGCTCCAAACGGAGAGGTTAGGTTTGCTCCTCTGGTCTAGCCTCTCCAACTTCCATGAAGAACAAAAAGGATTTTAGGCAAGTTGCATCGAATGTATTAAAGCAACAAGGGATTAAAGAAGAACTGATACCTAGATTTGCAGGATACATTTCTCAGGAACTCAATGATGCATTTAAACTTGGTGGACCAACAGAAGCAGGAAGAAGAGCATTAAAACATGAGACTAGAAAAGCTCCTAATGCAAAACCTGTTGCTAAAGCAATGCAACAAGTCTGGTTGACCTACTATGGAGATTTACCAAAGTCACAACAAGATACTCCAAGCATCAAAGCAGTCTATTCTGAGATCAGTAAAAGAAATATTGGGAACTATGTAAAAGAAGGATTTACTGTCAAAGCAAAGTCTGTAGCTGACCAAATGCAGATACGGGCAAACATTGATGTTGAACCTGACACAAATCCTTTTCGAGGTGAGATTGATAGCAATAAGACTGCAGGACTTAGACCTGATCAAGTTAAGAATAAAGAGAAGCTAGTACCCAAGGATATCAAGAGTAATGTTTCGTCTAAGCAAGGTGCTATCTGGGAAGAAGCAAAGAACTATGGAGTTGATCCAGAAGTTGAACAAAGAGCAAAAGCTAGACGGAATGCAGAGATTGATCTTAGACCAGCACTAGGTACAGAGAAACTAAGTCGTTTTGTTAGAAGAAAACAGATGAAGTTTAAGCCTACAAGACAAGCTAGAGGACAAAAAGGTGCTGACTTAGGTGCATTGGTATCAGGGCAAAAGATCCTTGAATGACGGACGTAGAACAAGCGGTCAAAGTCTTACAACAGCTTACCGAACTCAAAGATACCAACAGGATTCATTATTACCACCCTTACGGATATCAAGTTGAGTTTCATAAGGCGAGAGATCTTAACAAGAATAGAGCAAAGCAGAGGCTGCTTATGGCAGCGAATAAGGTTGGTAAAACCTACTGCGGTGCTGCCGAACTAGCGATTCATGCACTTGGAGATTATCCAGATTGGTGGGAAGGACATAAGTTTGATTCTGCAATCAAAATATGGGCTGCAGGAAACACAACAGCAAACACTAGAGATATTGTTCAAGCAGAGTTATTAGGCGAACCAGGAGATCCAGAAGACTATGGTAAAGGACTTATTCCTAAAGACAGGATTGTTCACACAGACAGGCTTCCTGGGATTCCTAATGCCTATTCTGCAGTTACAGTTCGTCATGCATCAGGTAAGAACTCAAAAATCTGGTTCAAGTCCTATGAACAGGGCAAAGAACAATGGATGGGTAAAGCAGTAGACATTGTATGGCTAGACGAAGAACCACCACAGGATATTTATTCTCAAGGACTCAGAGCAACCTTGAAGACTCAAGGACTGATCTTCATGACCTTTACTCCAGAGAAAGGAATGACGAATACAGTTGCTCAGTTCATGAACGATTTGAAACCAGGACAACAGCTGTATCATGCAACTTGGGATGATGCACCACATTTAGATGAACAAACCAGGAATGAAATACTTGCAGCACTTCCTCCGCATGAAAGAAATATGCGATCAAAGGGGGTTCCTGTTCTTGGTTCAGGATTGGTTTATCCGATTGACGAAGACTCTATCAAGATCCCTGCGTTTCAGATTCCAGAATACTGGCCTAAAGTCTGTGGGATTGACTTTGGTTGGGATCACCCATTTGCTGCAGTATGGGTTGCATGGGATCGTGAAACAGACACGATCTACGTCTATGACTTATACACAATACGTGCTGAAACCCCTATTGCTCATGCCCATGCAATTCGTTCTAAAGGTGATTGGATTCCTGTGGCATGGCCTCATGATGGTATGCAACATGACAAAGGTTCTGGCGATCCACTTGCTAAACAGTATCGTCGCCTTGGCGTTAATATGCTTGGTAGCCATTTCAGCAATCCCGACGGTGGTTTTTCTGTTGAGCCAGGTATCATGGACATTCTGCAGAGAATGCAGTCAGGGCGTTTTAAAGTATTTGAACATCTTGCCGAATGGTTTGCAGAAATGCGGATGTACCATCGAAAAGAAGGAAAGATCATTAAAGAACGTGATGACATTATGAGTGCAACCAGATACGCAACGATGTCAGTACGCTATGCAACCATACATAAAGAAAAACCTAGAATGGAGTACGCAATCGGTACTCAAGACTTAGAATATCAATACTTTTCTTAGGAGATACTATGGGCGGTTCATCTTCAGGTGACAATGAAGTTATTAAAGAAGTAGCACAAAAAACTGGTTATACAGGTTCAGATTTAGATAAAGCAGGACAGGCTACTGAAAAAGCAGTTACAGGTGGTGTTAAAAAAGCAAAAGACACAGTAAAAGCAGCAACTGATGTTAAACCTCCACCTGTCAAAGTAAATATATCCTCAGAAGGATTTGATGAATTTGGAAGAAGAATCAAAAACTCTGATTTAGGTAAAGCAGTAAGCACTATTGCAGATAAATCTGGATTTACAGGATCTGATGCTGATAAGGCATTGCAAAAAATAGAAACAGAATCAAAAAACATAGTTAACCAAACAAGTGATTTTGTAAAAAACCCTTCTGGTGTTGTTAATGCTGCAATTGATCGTGCAAAAAACTTTGGTGCTGAAACCGCAGGGGAAATACAAGCTGTTGGTAAAGCTTACGAAACTGCAGGAAAGAACATTGAAACTACTGGACAAAACATTGTTGGTGCCTTTCAAGACACGTTTCAGACAGGAATGAATGCAGCTTCTGCACTAGGACAAAACTTAGCTAGTCAACTAGGTACAGCATCTGGAGACAAAGGTGGTCTGAAAGGCAAAGCAAACATTGCTGATTTACTAGAACAAAAGAGAAAAGGCAGAAGAGGTGGCCTTAGTAGATCAGGTACTTCAAGAACTCTTATTACAGGAAAAGTCTAATGGGTGGATCAGTTGGAGAACAAGCAGATACTTTTTTAAATGCAACTGTTGGTCAAGCATTAGGAAATAAAAACTTTTCGCAAATTAAAAGTTCTGCAGAAGACATTCAAAAACATTACGGAGATCAAATCACCAACATGATTAGAAATCCAATGGAAAATATGGAAGATACTGTAAGTGACACAGCAGAATCTGCTAAAAATGCTAATCCATTCTCTATGGGATCTTACGGAAACAGTATGCGCCAAAGACGTAAATCCGGGTTTGGTCGAAGACAAACATTTAAAGGTCTTACAGGCTGATGGATTTATTCACACAGCTAACGTCAGAACTTGCATCCTTAAAAGATTCTAGACGTAACTGGGAAAACACTTGGCAGGAAATAGGAGATCTTGTTTCTCCTAATAGAAGTGATTTCCTTACGCTTAGAACTGCAGGAGAGAAACGTAGAGAAAAGATTTTTGAATCTACACCTTTACGTGCCTTAACCAGATTCTCTTCTGGTATGCACAATCTATTGACTCCCAGTACTCAAAGCTGGTTTGAGTTAAAGATGAGAAATAGTGCATTGAACCAGGAACGTGATGTTCAGCTGTGGTTAGAAGAATCTACAAGAGTATTAATACAGACCTTTAACAGACCGCATAATAACTTTCATCCGTCAATGCATGAATACCTATTAGATTTAGGTGCATTCGGAACAGGTGTTATGCATATCAGAGATATACCTGGACAAGGACCATACTTCTCAAGCTATCCACTCTATAACTGTTACCTAGCTAAGAATGATATGGGTCGTGTAGATACGATCTATCGAGTCTACGAACATACGGCAAAAGAAGTATTGGAAGCATTTGGCGAAGAAAAACTGCCTGACAAAGTAAAGAAGGCATTAGAAGCAGGAAAGTATTACGACAAGTTTGAATGTGTTCATGCAGTTAAGCCTGTATCAACCTTCAAAGATGCTCCTATTAAACGATTCCCGTTTGTCAGTATTTACTTCATGCCTACTGCTAAAACCATTCTAAATGTAGGTGGTTTCGAGTCATTTCCATTTGTATGCAGTCGTTGGGAAAGAAATGCACAAGAAACCTATGGAAGAGGTCCAGGTGCTGAAGCATTAGCAGATGTCAAAATGCTTAATGAGATGGAAAAGACTTATCTCAAAGCATTACAAAAGATTGTAGATCCACCACTTATGATTCCTGATGACGGATTCTTAAATCCTATTAGAACCACACCTGGAGGAATCAACTACTATCGATCAGGACTAGGCAAAGACGAAAGAATCTTTCCAATGCCTTCTGCACAACGAGTAGACATTGCAGAAGCAAAGATGTCTCAAGTCAGACAGAACATAGAAAAGTCTTTTTACCTAGACATGATGGAATTACCAGGACCTGTAGCAAACGATGGTGATGTCCTTAGATTTACGGCTACAGAGGTTCAAGCAAGGCAAAGGGATCGCTTGCAAATCATTGGACCTCTAGTAGCTAGACAAGAAATAGAAATGCTTGGTCCATTAATCGAAAGAACAACACAGATTCTTCTAAACTCCAATATGCTCCCACCAGCACCAGATATTATTATGGAGCAAGAAGAATTTAAGATTGAATACCGAAATCCAGTCTCTGTGGCAATGCGGGGCTACGAACTCAACAGTATTTCCCAACTGATTCAGTTCTTAACTCCTATAGCCCAAATCGACCCAACCATTCTGCAGAGGCTGGATACTTCACAAGTAGTCAAACTTGGAGCAGATATTCTTAGAACACCTCCTAGTGTGGTTAAGGATGAAGCTCAGTTCCAACAAGAACGACAACAGCAACAAGAACAATCACAATTACTGCAGACACTACAGCAAGCACAGATC